GTTTATTGAACCACTCGCGCTCAACGTCGTAAACGCGCCTGTGCTGGCCGTAGTCGCGCCCACCGTGCCGTTGATGTTAATGGACGCCGTGCCTGTCAGGTTGGTCACCGTTCCGCTTGTAGGCGTGCCCAGCGCACCATTGAACAGCACCGGAGCACCCGCGCTGCCAGTGTTAATTGCCAGTGCCGTAGCGATGCCCGTGCCGAGACCAGAAACACCTGTGGAAATTGGAATGCCAGTCGCATTTGCGAACAACTGCGTCAGCGTCGATTTGCGCAGTGCGGTGTCCGCGGCACTGTGAATCAGTACGGTGTCCGCGGCGAGTGGTACAGTCTTCGCGGTCTGATCGGTGATGGCGCCAGGCAGCAAGATTGCTGAGTCGGCCAGTGCGTTGAGATTAGCCGCCGTTACCTGATCGCCCGTAATGTAGGTTGTGCCTTTTTGAATTTGTGCCATGTGAGTGGTGGTTATGGGAGTGACCCAAATTGATAAGTCGTGTTGTTGATTCTAATAAATGCCCCCGCAGACGTTGACCAAACGTCCCCGTTGACGGGTGATGTAGGCGCTACTCCCGGAATAATACGCAGACTAGACACGGTTGTTGTCGAACCTAAAATGTTTAGATTGGTGCTTGCCGATGTAGCGATACCAACGCCGGCCAATGTCAGGGTGGGGCTTGTAAGTGTTTTATTTGTTAACGTATCCGTCGTGGCCTTACCAACAAGCGTATCCGTCGCATCAGGCAACGAGAGCGTGCGGTCAACGGTCTGCGTGCTCGATAGCATCGTGCGCGTACTCGTCGTGCCGCCACTAGCATTAAACATGAGCCGCTTGGTTTCGTCCACACCGTCTGTGACGTTAACATATCCGCTCGCGCCTTTGGCGACTAAGTGCAGTCCAACAGACGCATCGCCACCTGTTGCCCTAATATGCACAGGGTTTCCTGTTGCGGCATTCTCAATCGAAATCTCGTTTACCGCGCTGGCAATCGAGGCCAGCTTTAGCGTCTCGTTGCCGCTCGCGTCGTTGATTTGCGCGATGACTGGGGTGGTGATTGTGGGCGATCCTGACAGCACCACATTAGTAGTGCCGGTCGATGTCGTCACGCCGGTGCCGCCGTTGACTACGGGTAGTGCCGTGCCGCTGTAGGTAATCGCCAGCGTGCCGGCGCCTGTAATTGGACTACCAGAAATTGACAACACGCTTGGCACCGTTGCGGCCACGCTGGTGACCGTGCCGCCAGACGAGGGAGAGCTATTTGTAACCGTAAAGCTAGGATAGGTGCCGCTGACAGATATACCCGTGCCGGCAGCAATGGCTACCGTCTGATCTGGTGCGCTGTTGGTAATGGTGAGCGTGCCACTTGATGTGATAGGGCTGCCGGAAATTGTTATTCCAGTTCCGGCGGTGGCCGCGACACTTGTAACCGTTCCCGTGAACGCATCGTTCGATGTAACCGTAAAACTTGGATAGGTGCCCGTAATAGCCGTGGTTCCGGCTCCAGTAAGAGAAACTGTTTGGTCGGGCGCGGTATTGGTAATGGTGAGTGTGCCGCTGGTAGTAATAGGACTACCCGACACACTGATTCCTGTGCCAGCGGTAGCCGCAACAGACGTCACCGTCCCGCCGGCGTCGGCCACGAAGCTGACGTTGGTGCCATTGCTCTGTAGATTCTTGCCGCTTGCGCCAACCTGACTTGGCAGCAAGGCATTGAGCGCCGCCTGTGCCGTAATCTGACCTGTGCCGCCCTTTGTAATTGGAACCGTGTCCGACAGCGTAGATCCTGCGGCGGTGACGGTAATCGCTGCAGAGCCGTCAAAATTTACGCCGTTAATGGCGCGTGCAGTCTGAAGAATGGTCGCACTCCCAGCGTTTCCGGTGATCGTAGTCTGGTCGCCGGTGTTAGTTCCTGAGAGATTTGTGCCGGTTACCGTGCCGGTTGCTGCGACGGACGACGGGGTGATGGCGCCGAGCGTTAGGCTGATGGCCGGCGTCGTGGTCGATGTCGCGACGGATCCGCTCACGCCATTGGCAGTGGTCACCGAGACGCTGGTCACAGATCCCACGCCGGCCGCAGCCCATGACGTGGTCGATCCGTTGGTTTGAAGTACCTTGCCAGAATTGCCAGCCTGGCTTGGCAAAATATCGTTCGCATCAGGCGCGACCCATGTAGCGTCTGCGCGAAGAAATTTTTTGGCTGCGGCAGATCCTGACGTTGGCGCTGGCACTAGGCCATGCGTGCCACCAGATCCAGAGTCGCCCACCATGTCTGGCAGCATGCCATTAAGCGTGGACATGTCCAAGTCACTTGGAACACCAGTGCCACTTGAGCGACCCTTGACCGTTGGGCCGGTCATGTTGGCCAGCTTTGCGTTGGTCACTACGCCGGCTGCAATGGTCGCGGCAAATGATCCTGTGCCTGACCCGGTGACATCTCCGGTCAACGTGATCGTCTGGTCGCCGGTATTCGTACCGCTCAGATTGGATCCGCTGATAGCGCCAACTGACGTCACGGAATCTGGCGTTATAGAACCAAGCGCCAGGGTGATGGATCCAGACGCCGTGATTGGGCTGTTGGTTACAGCAATTCCATCCGTGCCAGTAATGCCAACGGATGTGACAGTGCCGCCGCCAGATGCCGCAAGAATTTGCGCGACCGTGGCCCTCTTGTTGGTCGAGGTGTTACCGTCCACCATGACGGTGTAGTCCGTATTGTTTACGGTTGTGGCTACAGGTAGCTGAGAGATTTTTTTATCAACACTCATTCAACGATAATTCGCCCGCCATCCTCCAACAGAATTTGCCTGTTGGCGTCCTCGAGATTGAGGTAGGCCAACAGTTGGTGAACTTTGCGCAGCCGATTTAACAGCGCACGCATCGATTAGTCCGTAAACGGAGAAGCGACAACGCGAGCGGCGCCGCTGTTCTGAATGAATTTAGCAGCCTGAGCGGTCTGACGACTCCAGAAGTCACGATAGCCGGCAGCAAGCGAGTGACCGTTGGTCGCGCTTGGGGTGGTGTTGTCGAACGTGACGTAGACGCTCGCGGTCTTGACCTCAACCAAGACGTAGTGGGTTTGGAGGTCGAATGCGCTGAGTTGTACGACGCTGGCAGCGACAGCAATTTCTTGCAGGGTTTTGCCAACGTGTGGTTTTGGATAAAGGTTAACAGCTTTTGTGAGTTGCATGGTGGTTTTAGTAATTGAAGAAATTCATTCTGCGAACTTGGCCTTCGCTGAGTAGAATGCGTTCGACTTCTTTTTGACGAGACTGTTCAGCGTCATTCTCAGCCATCTGAGCCTGATCATATTGGCCTTCAGCTCGCAGGTAATCAGACAGTGCAGCGCGTGCCACATAGTCACCAAGAAAATAGGGGATCTCGACCTTCTGCCAGTTTGACGCATTGCTGGTCGGAGACTGATTGGCCGACGTGGCGATGATGCAGTTGTAGAGATTGCCTTTAGGCTGCTTGCCGGCGCCGGGTGTGAAGGATCCGGTGTTGGTGCTTGTATCAAAATAAGCCTGGGCGCCAACAGAGTAGGCCACGCTGGCGCTCCACGCATCGCCGTACAGTTCTGGATTGCCGATACGGTACTCAATCCAGACCGGAGTTACATTCTCCATCAGATTGATGAAACTGTTGGTGCCGTCCTCGTACAAAAAGTATTTAACGAGATGCGCTCGAGTGGTGAGCCGCGGATCTGCGTTGTAAACATTCAAGACCTCGCCAACGTCGTCGCCCAAAGTTACTGTGCGGATGCCCTCGGCATCAGTGGTAACCGGATCGCCTGGCGTTGTGGTTACGCGAATGAGATCAGGCCACACGTCGCTCTTCCAGACGCCGTCCAAGCGACCATTCGCAAAGTCACGAAATTGTGCGAACATCTGCGCGGTGATGCTCGAGCGGTCAAGACCCGCAAGCTGAAGATAGCGATAGAAAACAGTGCTGAGATCTATTGTGCGCATGAAATGCTTCTTCCAAATTGATCGAGGATGCCAATCTTGCTGCCGTCGCTAGTAGATTTACCGTAGCCGACCTGTAGCTTGGTAGCACCGCCCTTTGTTTCTAAACCGGGGTTGTCCCTTAGAAATTCTTTAATGAATGCATCATTCTTCCAGCAATCGTAGCCAAGTTTTTGGCCCCAAAAGTGAAAAGAGGAGGCAGGAATCCGAGCGCGTAGACGGCCTAAACCATCTACGCCTCGGTGATAGTTCTGGTTAATGGCCGAGGCTTTTTTGGCCTCGATCATTCCCAAAACCTTTTCCTTGTGCCAGCCCCGACGAAACTCGTCCAGCAGTGGCTTATAGAGATCGTCGGGGACAGCAACCATATGATTAGCTCGAGAAGTCGAACTTACCGAACGCGAGCGGATTCTTGACGACGAGACCGGCGACGGCCTCGATCAAGCGGGCTGGGCCACCGCCGTAGTCAGGGAGATCCTTGACTTCTGGGAGGCTGGAATAACGGATTTCGCAGAGATCCATTGGGATGACGTAGCCTTTGTAAGCCGCGGGCATGAACGCATCAGGATGGAGACGAATGCGACCGAAATCGCCCTCGAATACATCAACGCTCGAGAGGAAGGTCTCGGAATCGGCCTCACGATTGAACGTGCGGATCGAAGAAGCGGTGTTGGTGTTGGCGTTCTGACTGGTCGTGAACAGAAGGTTCGTGAAAGCGCGTTTGACCGAGCTACCAACGATACCGTCATAGTCACGGAAGGTGCCGGTCTGACCCCAGATGGAGGTCAGGAGACCTTGCACCATCGACTCATCAAGCGTCGTGGAGGCAGCGGAACCACCAACGATGCTGGCGGTAGGCGTGCGGAAAGCAGAGGGAACAGCAGGGGTGCTGCCGCCGCTGGTGCTGATCCAAGTGCCCATCGCTTTGGTCAAATAAGGATTGGTGCCGTTATCAGCCTGGCCATCGTTGGCCGAGAGGAAGGTGGCTTCCATATCGCGCTTCATCAGCGTGATGCCTTTGGCAACCATGCCAGCGAGTTCGTCCTTCAGACCGGCGACGATAGAGACATCGACGGAGAGAGGAGACACGCGCACAGGACGACGGAACACTTGGACGTAGTTGGCCAAGAGTGCGCGACCCGAGTTGAGATTTTGATAATCACCGGAGGTGACATCCGTACCGTCAACGGTGCCGGTGGTGGCAGTCGCGGGGAAGTTGTCAGCCTGCCATTGGAGGTAGGTGTTGCCAGGCTTGGAGCCTTTTGGAGCCATCGCGACGAAGGGGGTGTCCTTCGCATCGACCAGCGAGATATAGTCAGCGAGATCTTCGCGTTTACCGACTTGTGAGCGTTCGTAGAGTTGAGCCATGTTAGTAAGTCCTAGTTTTTATAGGAATTGCTGCAGTAAGACATCTTTGAGGTTGCTGGCGTTGGCAGATTTTCTGAATTTTGCTTCAGCATTTTTAGAGTCACGTTCTTTTGCCGTGACCGTCGCTGGAGCAGAGTTTGATCGAGTGGGTTGAACTGGCGCTTTTTTAACCACAGGCTTTGTAGCCGCAGTCTTTTGTTTAGCGTAATTGCTTTCGCGTTCAGCCGCCCCGCGGATGTAGTCACCGATCACCATCTTGTAGTCTGGGAACTTACGGATCTCGGGGAATGCCTTGAGCATGTTTTGCGCAATTGCATATTCACGAGTCGTGCGATCCTTCCACCACTGGTATTCGGATTCTGCCATAGGATCGATCTGCGAGCGAGTATTTACATACTGAAGCTGCTTGGGCAGATGTTCCTCTAGTGCGTCGAGTGCGTTGAGCTTAATGCGTCGAACATCTTCTGCTGAATACTCGGTTTCTTTGCCCACCTTATCTTTAACGGTGGCACCGTCAGCATTTTCTTCGCACCAGCGACGAACCCTACGCGCTTCCGCAAATGCAGCATCGACCTCGGCCTGACTCTGTAGATTCAGGTAAGGGTTGTCCGCTGTAGCTTTGACTGGCGCGTCCTCTGTGGCCGGCCGAGTGTTTAGCTTCAACGTAAGATCCGCAATCTGAGCTTCCAATTGCGCCGCCTTCGCTTCGGCTTCCTTGCGGAGAGCAGTCAGCTTGTCGATTCGCTTTTGGGCGCCCTTGGGCAGTCCCTCTTCAACCGGAGCTTCAGTCTGTACGTCTGCTTCCTTAGAAGTGTCTTCCACAGTTTCCTGTAGAGTGGTTGTGTCGTCGGTTGCCTCGGCATCTGCCGGGGTTTCCTCTGACGTGGTTTCCGCTTTGTTGTCAGGTGCTGGTGCCTGTGCCGGCTCGTCCGACAGTGATCGACGAAGCAAGGCACTTAGCCTCTCCTCGCTGATTTTACCGAGCTTATCTGCCACGGAGGTGTTGAGAGGTTTGTCCGCGCTCGTTCCGTTGTCCGAGGGTGCGCTCTCTACTGTCGTTGTGCTATCAGGCATGGTGTTTTGTGACCGTCCAAGAGGTCGTGCAGCGTTGCTCAGTGGCGCAACGCAGAAAGCCCTTGGCGCGGATGAGACACCAAGGGCTTCTCTCAGTCTATAAATCAGTCAGGAAAGGTAAGGTCTACCCACCTTTCACGCTGATCATCCAGCTCCGTAACGCTTCCTAGCCTCGTCGCGCAGTTGGTGCAGCGAGATCAAGAAGTCGTTAAGAGCCTCCGCCCGGCCGGCGGCGTGGATGCGATATTCGCCTTGGGTCTCGCGGTTGATGGCAGTCTCTACCTCGTCCTGGATGCAGTCGCTGGCGTGTACCAGGATTGCGTTCCAGAGCTTGTTCTCACCACTAAACGCGAAGGATTCTAATTGGTCTGGTTTCATTATTGTTGAGGAGCGGGCGGCGTGTTGCCTGGCGTGACGCCGATCTTGCCGATCTGTTTATTCTGCTGCTGTTGCATGGAGAACTGGAGATTCTTCATGTACTTCTGCAGCAGCTGTTGGAATTGCTGGTCGGTCTTGGAGGCTTGTTGGGCCTTTGGGTTGCTCTGTAGCACCTGTTGCGTGTACTGCAGCTTGGAGGCCGCGGCAGGATCGTTCTCAACGTACAGCGCCTCGTTACCGAGCATCATCATGCCGATATCGTTCTGCACGTCCTTGAACATCTTCTGCGATGCGCCCTTCTGGTCGGTGATCATGGTGCGAGCCGCGTCAGGCGAAATGGCCATCATGATTTCTTGGATCAATTGGTTGCGATCAATGACGCCGCCAACATCGAGTGGCACAACAAACTGCGAGATCGATTGCAGCTTCTTCATAACGTACTCGTTGTCCATGTCGCGCACGTCGTACTTCAGAATGAAGTCAAACTGGCCGGCGATCTCGCTGATGTTCTGTGGCAGCGGCATGTTGATCACGCGCTGGATCTCCTCGGCCGGCATGTACTGCAGGCAGAGCTGGAAGGTCTGACTGAAGATCTTGCTCCAGACGCCAAACCAGTTGTTGATCTCCTTCTGCACGATCACCTGTTGCTTGGCCGGTGGCACGCTCGGGTGGAGTAGGCCAAAGTAGTTGGCATGACGTGACTCGACCTGGTTGATCACCGACATCGCCTCAGAGATCGGCGAGCGTGGTGGATCCATGAACTGGTAGTCGTCAGACTGAGTGACCGGCAAC